TTCTTATCTCTTACTTCCAATAGGTGTTTCAGTTCTCTTATTTCCATACCTGATTCCATTACGGTGTGTTCTGCTGTAAATCTACCTGCTTCATCACTCATACTACATCTCCTTTAGTTTTTTCTTTAGTACCATCTTTAATTTAGTAGTATTGTAAGTTAAAAATGGTTTATACCGAATCATTCTATCATAGAGTTTCGGCCACAAGACTTTTTCTTGTATCTTTTTGTTTAAATGTTTTGAAAATTGTAGAATATCATCTAATATCATAAATGTTTCTAAATTGATTCTCTTTGATAGAAAATATTTCACTATTGGTGGGTGTTGTCCATTTACCGAAGTAAATATATCATCAAAATGTAATTTCTTTGTTGTCATTTGTTCTATAATATAATCCACATCTTCTGCATAATAATATGCTAGAGATTCTATTTTCTTTTGCCAGGTCTTGTAAGTATCATCACCAGCTCGACCAATGATATCACCAATCCATATATTAGTATTAGTAACAAAATTACTAACGAAATAATCAACAAGGTTGCTATGGTTATAAGATTTAGAAAGCTTATGAAAATGATACCTATCCCTTCGCTTAGTAAATGTTTCCAATCTTGCAGTTGTTCTCCCACCGTACTTATGAAAGTCATAAGTCTTTCCTTTACTAGTGAAGTGGAGTTTAACTGCCAAATAGATTTTATATACTTCAAAACCATTCACTTCTAACCTTCAATAACACCCATTATCCATAGGGTGCCAAATATAATATATGCTACTGTTACTGGATCCATAATCTTTTCCTTTCTAATTGGTAATTTTGCTGTTTTATCTTTCAGCATATTCAATGATTGTGCCTCGTAAGCAATCTTCTCTTTTAAATGTTTATTGATAAGGGGTTTAACATTACTTGGATCAATTCCATTTTCTTCACAGTATAAAACAACCGCATCCATATAATTCATTTTTTTATCTTTCACATAACCTTCTATCAGTAATGCAAACTTACTTGGTGTTACTATCATTACTGCTATTATACACGGTTTTAGTTCTTTTGTCAAGATAATCCTCATAAACATTTTCACATTTAGTATAACCTGCAAAATGTCCCAACCAATAAGCACAATATCCAATTGCCCCTATTGCTAATAATACAAAAAAATATTCAATCATAATAACTCTCCTTTGTTTTGGGAAGCGGGCAGAGTTTCAGGTCTGCCCTTCCTGAACTTAACTTCCCTGGTATAGTCTATCGGACTTGAACCGATACATCTTACGATATTAGATTTTGAATCTAACCTGTCTACCAATTCCAGCAAGACTACTCTTATTCCCTATTCGGGAAACTAGTGCCAGTTTCTGTTGCAAGGTACTGGCAAACCCCTAACAGCCTAGGCTGCTAAAGCATACTCCGTAAAGTTTGCGTTTATTGTTTTGGTCATTCAAGGGAACCACCCCTATTCTCTCCGATACGGTTTCTGATATGAATCGATCCTAATTCCACCCCTCAAAAGACTAATAGTACTTTAAATGGTGGAGTGGTCGGGAATTGCACCCGAGTCTTCTCTATCTACTCCCATTATCTTCAACGAGAATTTAAAAAGCCTACGATTTTATTTAATTTATAACCGTGAGACCAAACTCCTCGACTTATTAAACTCTTATGCCAACTATTATATGTTATGCCTTCAATATTATTCATATGGAATAAAGCAAGGCAATCGGCTTGAACCTGATTGCCTTCTTTATCTTCAAGAATATAAATCTTCGCATATCCGTTTTTATCTAGTTGTCTTTGTTTTTTATATTTCATAATTTAATCCTCAATAATGTGTCGACCCTAAAAGAATGGCATCGCAAATCCTAAAACACCTAATGGAGTTTCTAAATGGAGTTTCGATTCTAAAAATTTAATTTCACTTTCTTCCAAACTCCATTGTAGCTACCAGGATTCACTTCATCACCTTCTTTATTTTTTTTAACTTCTTCTTCATAAAACATAAGTTCTTTGGCATAACCTAACACACAAGTTTCATTTTTATCTAACATTGTCATCAGCACAGACATATCAAACTCATGGTCTTTAGCTACAAAGACAGTAAGCATTGCAATCACTTCACCTGTTTGTGGGATAATTACTTTACCCACAACTAATGGTTCTTGATTAAATTTTTCAATTGCTGTATTGAGCATAAATTCTGTTGGACCACAGTATACAGGTACAGGTTTCTTAATCATACCTGGTTGTTCATATAATGGCCCATCGGGTGTCGCTATGTTATGTTGTGCTTGTATTGTGTTGAATATCCCTAAGCAACAATAAACAAAAATAACAACACCTAAAATTTTAATAAATTTCATTGTGTTTCTCCTTTTTATTTCATCTATTATTGAATACTTGGTAAAATTCATCTATTGCTGGTTGTAGTAAAGGTAGATAACTTGATTTGTCTTTTTTAAATATTTGTATGGCACCATCTTCTGTTACTATTAAAATAACAATCTGATTTATAGGCGTGCCAAACCTTTCTTCGTACATTTCACAGTAAGCAGAGCCTTGTATAAAATAATTCTCACACCATTCTTCCTTCTTCTCTTGGCGAGAAGTTTTAAAATCTATTACGGATAGAACACCATCATATTCAGCAATACAATCTACACGACCTGCTACTTTCCACTTATTACTGTATAAACTTCCTTCTTGTATTCGTATACTATTTATATTATCTAGTGATGGTTTTAGTAAAGTAAATAACGCTAATGGTAAAACATCCTGCTTGGAAAGTTCCTTATTGTCCAAATAATTCTCCACCAAGGTATGCACAGCCGTTCCTCTTTTTGCTGCTGTTCGCATAATGTTATTTGCTACATCATTACCAACAGACTGGCGCCATCTAACTAAACCTTCCTTATTTCGTTCAGATAAAACGGTTGTAATGGATGGATATTTTTCTTCACCAACAACATAAAATCGTTTACCTTTAATTGTTTCTGTAACTATGTTGGGAAGTTGTTTTGTTTCAGGAGTATGTGTAAATGATTTCATACCATACTTATTTTGCATAAATGCATTTAATTTATTCATAATATTATTATAACATATTTTTAGTAAATTTGCAACCCTTTTCCATATCTAGTTTTACCATTTTCTTTATATGCTGATAAAACTTGTTTTCGGTTTTTACCATCTGCTTTATATGAACAATGAACCCAACCGCTGTCTGGATGTTGGTCTTTATAAAACTCACTAATCAACTGGTCAAATTCCAAATTCTTTGATATCCAAATTGCTAAATCAAAGTTATCAACACCTGTAATTTCAAAGTCTGCTGCTTCTCCTTTAGCGTGTTGTGAATTTTTACTTGAACCTATTGCCACACACAGTTCTGGACTTCTATAACCACTCGTTACCCTCACAGGTTTTCCATAATGGTCTCTAATTTTCTGTAAAATGTTTATTGATAATGATTTTAGATTTTCTTTTTCATTATCACCTGGGGTATTGTTAATACCTTTTCTTGTTGCAGTTTGACTCTTTGTTAATTCGTTCAAACTAAAGTTTTCCGATAGTTGCATAATTTATCCTCTCGTTATCGCTACAATTTTTCTTACCTGCTCCTCTATGACTTGTGCCCTATTCGGCCAATGTATGTATGCTTCTGGTGCTTTTGCTAATTTAATCATTAATGGCAAGACTAGTTTTTCTATTTGTTGAAATTTCGTTTTATATTCTTTACCTAGATTATCTTTTCGTAAATCATATTCATCATCCATTTGTTTTTTAGCAATCTCTAGTTCTGTTTCATTTTTAGCAACAACAGTTTCTTTTGTTTCATTTGTTGCTCGAAGTAATTTATCTAATTTACTTTCTAATCTATTAACAATATCACTAGAAACCGCTTTGCCGACACCTTCGGCTGCTTGCTTTACAGCTTCTTGTGTTTGTTTCGTGTCTGCGGCTTTGTCAGATGGTTTGCTTGCAACAGATGTAAAACCAAAGTCACCACCTAGTTCATCAAACCCATCTAAAAAATCAAAGTCTGCCATTTATTTTCCTTGTTCGTCAACGGTGCACCGCTTCGTATGGAAGTTTGTGCGGATTGACCACTCAATCTTATTATTAATAACTACCTCACAGGTAGCGTGTTTTGGTATGCTCGCTACTTCCATATATCTATTTATCTTCCTTGTGTTCTTTGTTGTCGTATTTTTTTGTGTTTATCTATTGTGCTCTGTATTTTTACTTCTTTATTTGATTTTTTACCATACTGTTTTGCAAGTTCACTACGAGGATGTGCTTCAGATATTTTACCCAAGACATCTTTCCAACCACTACTTGTTTTACCATCTAAAGTGCCTGTACCTGATATAATATTCAATGTTGACGGTATACATAGTTCAAGTTTTGGATTTTTCTTTCTATATTCTTCCATTTCAGAAAT